TGTTAGAGGGTGTTCTGCTATCTAGCACAAGATTTAACTTACTCTTATCAGTAAATCCTGCTAATTTAAATCCAAGTTGATGATCTAGACCTGACAATTCTTTAATATAATTGTTGTAAATTGTCTTCACATTGCTTGTCATATAATTTTGTATGTAATTGACCAACCCGGATGTTATAACATTTTGATCATTGACAATTGATCCAGGAAATACTAACTCACTGAGTTTAATTCTTCTACCTGTTTCAGTGTACTGTAAATCGCCATTTAAACCTCTATTGATGCGACTGCAATCAAAGATTTTTGCTAATACATCTGCCGGTCTTTGAATTATTAATGCCGATAATAAACTAAATGGATATTCACTGCTACGTCTCCATGCTGTTTCCGTTGGTGCCTGGTCACCAAATTCGTATTGCAAATCTCTTTGAGTTATATAACTAAATTCTTTTGCATATCCACTCGCTAAAGGACTTAGTAAATTACCATTTTGATCTACTGGTAAATGTTTAAGTAACCCTGCTCTAATATATTTTTTTAATCTTACTGGTTGTTTTCCGGGTTCATTTACTACACCGTTTTCAATGTCTCTCCAAAGAATTAAATTATCACTGGTATACGGAGCAGGTCCATATTGTTGTTCCCACCACTGAGGTTTAATAGTATATCCGAGCATTTCCCAAGGATGTGTGTGAGGACGATCCGTATCGTAAGCTTGTTTGTAAACAGCACGCCAAAATCCTGGAAGTTTTTTTCCATTAGGGCTAACAGAATTAGAATAATTGTATGTAAAACTTTCTGATTGTGTAAGAAAATCATTGTCTGTATAATCAGGATCGCCAGCTTTTTTTAACCATTCGACAAAATCACTAATCATTATATTATTCAATGCAGAATCAGAAATTTTTGTATTTCTAAACTCTCCGCCTACATAATCAGTGATATCAAAAATATCACTGTTATACTCAACTTTGATATTATTAAATATTCTTTTTTCTAATTCTAACAATAAATCATCACGAAAATCGCCATATGCAATGTTGATACTGCCGTCATGTCCTCTAATTACATCAGTTGGAGTTTTATAGGTGTTATCAAAATACTTTTCAGGAACATATTTTGGATAAATTCCTAAGCTACTAGGTGTCGGAGGAATAAAGCAGCCTTCAGTGGTCTCATATTCATATATTTCAATTATATCGTTGTTGTTTAACTCAGATAAAATGTTTACAAACCCTTCCGGTGTAAAGATATAATCTTGTTCGAATACAAGTTGAATGCTGTTAACATAAACTGTAACTGCCTTGTTAGAAACGGATATCATATCAAAAGGTTTTGATAATGCATAAAATTTGTTCTTATTATTTAAAACAGTATATTGTAATTTTTTAGCAGCACCTATGCCTATCATGTCAGTGCTAAAAAACGGCATATTAGAATTTTTGTCTTTGTTAATTTCATCTAAAATGCGATCTACATGTTTTTTTACAGGTCCGTCAAAGCCTAATGTTTCAGCTGTTTGCATGAAAACTTTTTTAAACTTAGCATATTCATTTCTAGCAAATTTAATTGCATCAATAATATTAGCATCTTTGCTTGCCAAATGATACAATGCAAGATTCAAAGGACCACTGTGTTGCACAAATGTTCGTCCAAATTGAGCTACTGGTCCTATATCTCGTAAATTGTTTGATCCTGGCTGAGCTCCTTCAAAGTTATTTGCTTCAATTACAATACTGCCAACATGATCATTTACTTGTCCTAAAGTAAATTCTACTATATTTTCATTTAATGGATTTTTTTCAAAATTATGCGGTGTCTCATAATATCCATTTTGGTTTTTTGGTGTATCGCTTAAGGTTTTTATAAGAACTACACTGTTTTGATTTATATTTTCATTAAATTTAATAACTTTTTGATGGTTTACATTCAATAATATATAATCGTCATCTAACTTTTGAAGCTGATTATCAATATATACAACAACTTTTAAATCCGAAATTTCAGCCGAATTATTATATACATCAATAGGAAAATTATTTACAATTTCGTTTCCGTAAAACTGTCTAATTACATATTGATTGCTTTTTTTATTTGCTTTAGACCAACCATTTACAAATTCAAAAGAATCACCAAAATTATCATATTTTTTTATAAATGCATTATCACTGCGTATTACAGCAGGCTGGTTTATTTCTTCGTAGGCGTAACTTTCATTTAATAGATTAAATTCAAAAGTAATATCACCAGTATTTTGTATATTCTTATATACAAGCGGGAATCCTAATTCAGTATCTGCTAAACCTTCGCCGGTTTTATAAGAAAATATTTTATTACCTTTGAAATCTGTATTTTGATATATTGTACTATCTGAAAAACTTGCACCATTATTGTCGAACAATTCAAACAATGGAGGTTGATTTAATTTATTTTTATCTTGTGCTTGTGTCCATTCTGAACCATTATACCAAAACATATTACCTGCATTAGCGGATCCTAGTTTTACAAGTACAGTTTGATTTTCAACAGGTTCCGAATCTTCGGTTTCTATTAAACTAATTTGCTGATTGTTTTTAAATGTAATTAATTTTACCTCGAAAATTTTTCCATAAACAAAAGTGTCATTGTCGCCTAAGAATAATATTCTCATCCCGTCTGCAATTTTTACACCGTCAACATAATAATCCGATGAACCTTCAATTTTACTAAACACATCGTCACAAAAAGTATCAACTAAATCAACATTATCTTTTGCACTTGTGCCGTGATTATACAGTTTAAGACCGGCTTCGAACTCGATTATTGGTCTTTTTGCTCTTAAAGACTGATCAATCTCAACAGGTTGATTGTTAATTTCAGCACTTTTATTAATTACATCGATATGAAACCATCTATTGTATCTCGACCAACTATTTCTGTCTGCACTGGATCTATTAATAACAATATAATCTTTGGTTCCTGCAAAACTTAAGGCGTCACTAAACGGAACTCTGTCAAATCCGTTATCATCAAAAGGAACTTTAGTATCTTGTGTGAATATAGCAGGTACTTCTAGATTGTTTATTGGAACCAATTTTATCGATTCGCCGACACCTTCAACATAAAAAAGACCAGTTTCATATTTTTTAGGTGTTACTGTACCTTGAAAATACACTTTCATTCCATTTGAAAAACTCCAGCCTTGTGAAGTAGTATATGTCTTTTTTCCTATTATTTCATTTTCAACATCAATTACACTGTTTTCTTCAATGTTTGCTATTTCTATAGAACAGCTTACATTTAGATCGAACTGACTTACAAAATACAGTGTATCTGGTGCATTATCAGGAACCGTAAATTGTAATATTCCGTTTTCCACAAAACCTTCATTGACAAATTGGTTAACGTTTTCTAAAGTATTTTCAACATCATTATGTTGAATTATAACTCCATCTGTGTATAACGTATTGTTTATTAGACTAGTAGTTTGCTCTCTTGGCTCTGGTTTTGTGCTTCTATTAACAGCAATGCTGATTGGATCGCCGTCGGTGTTTACTTCAAACCTATATGTTTGTCCTCTATACAACTTTAAACGTGGATTGCGTGTTTTACCATCAGGTGTAAACAAAAGAGCAGTGTTGTTATCATCAACTACTGTTGTAACAGTATAAGTGCTAATAATGCCTCTAGCTTGACCCTGAACTGCTATTTCCTGAGGTCCGTTTGGCAACCAGTAATATTCTCTAAAGTTAACAAACTTATCAAAATCAATTCTAGGATTCCAAACATAAAATTCTTGACTGTTTAATAAACTGTGATTATCTACAGAACCTCTGTACGATTTTATTAATCCTAGATAATCTACATAATCTTTATTATAAAGTATGTTTCCAATTTCATCACGAAACACACTAACTGGATCAAATTGATAATTTCTTCTAGTATTTGATATTTCTTCTAAATAATTATCATCAATATTAACAGCTTTAGCTTCTCTTTTACCTACAAATGCATCAATTTTTTCTGCTACACCGTCGCTATTAAATTGATCTATTGTAGCATCAAGGAATTTTCTATTAGATTCAGTTCTAAAATATTTAGGTAAAAATTCTGCGCCTTTTTTTGGAGACTTTTTGCCACCTGGTAAAGGGAAGTCATTTTGATTGTCTTCGTATGCCATTATTGATTGTATCCTCCACCTAATGACTCAGTATTAGTAATAATTATGTTTGTATCCGAGTCACTGCTTTGTATTCCGGTATTTGGGTCTGATGTTTCTGTAACAATAGCGCCGCTAGCTCTAAGGCGACTAGCAGTAATTGAATCTATTATTTCAACATCGCTTACTACTGCTGAACTTACAAAAATTTCATCGTTTTCGCTCTTAATTTCGTATAAACTGCCAAAACTTTGATTAGCATCTCGCGGGACCAAAACTATACTTACAATATCTGGTGCTAAACTGTTAATCAAATATGCTGCTAGTTCACTAAAATAAAAAGTTTCGCCAAAATCCCAATTGTCTAAACTGAAATATTGATTTATTGCATTTATAATTCGACTTTTTATATCATTATCGTTGACTACTCTTTCAGGGTTTTTTACAACTTTAAAGACTGCTTGTAAATCAAGATTAGATTTGCTACCAAACAATGGTTTGTATTTTACTGGATGATACACTAAATCATCGCTAATACTTTTTATTTTATTAACTTCGCCTCCATAACTTAGGAATAGCTGATCATTGCTCGGCGGAAGTGGTTTTTGATCAATTCTGTTTTGTAAATAATTTCTAAATGCAATATCATATTGTCTAGTAAGAAGATATACATCTATTAAATTACTGCTGCTAGGATCAATTCTTGCATTCTCGTCAGCTGCATGACTGTATTCAAATTTTAATAATTCTCTACCAAGAAAAGCCTTATAATCAGTTACAAGGTTCAATTTTTGGTTTGGTAAATCTAATTTTTTAAATATATCTCTATCGATAATATAAAAAACTGTGCCATTGCTATAATTTGCAAAAGGCTGAGCATTTGATTCTGTAAGTATAGGAACAATGTTTTCTTGTTCAGCATTTACATAGTTATAAACTTCTGTTTTATTTAAGAATGATTTTTTTTGGAAAATATATCTATCTGTTTGTGGAAGATTTTCACTGTCCACAATTTGTTTAAATAAATCAGGATCGTCAACTACACCATCTGTATCGCTATCAAAAAAAGTAACTTCGATTTTTTTGCTATCAATGTATCCTGCTTGATTTTTAAATTCTTTTGATATTTGCCAAATCCAATCAACTGTAAACGAATCTAAACTGTTTGGTTTATTGTTATTGCTTAATATTTTTACTGTATCATTTACAATTTTACCTGTTTTACTGTTATAAATTTTATCTTTGCTGTCAAAAAAGAATCTTGTTTGATCGTTGCTTTCAAAGATATATCTTAAACCTCTGCTTTTTATAGTGTAAACTTCGCCATCGGTTTCGAACAACAGTATCCAACTACTGTCTAACTGTTGATTGCTATTGTCTCCTTGTTTTCCTAAACTAAAATTACTTACTGTATTTAGATTATTGTTTAAAATTACACGCCATTGTCTTTGATTAAAATCATATCTTAAACCAAATGTTTTAAATGAAAATATTTGATCAACTACTTGTCGTGTAACATCTGATGAGATTTGATTATTAAATACTGGTATTATTTCTTCTAGTATACTACGCTGAGGTATTATATCATTTAACACAACTGGACCTAAACCAGTGTCAATATCAACTACAGTTCCTTGGTCATCAACACTTATTACTTTGGTCCACAAATAATTTTTTGATCCTAGATGTGTTGCCGGTCCAGACATCAAAGTACCGTCAGGCATAAAATGAAATCCTTCAGGTGCTTTAAATTTTAAAAAACTTCCTGGTTCAATAAATTTTAGAATACTCTGTGTAAAACTACCTATAGTAACTGGTAAATCATTTTCGTCAACAAAATAACCTGTGGTTCTGTTTGTATCTACAGTGGTTTGATTCCAAGATATTCCTAAATTAACAATTTCTTCATTACGAGGAAATTGATCGTAATAAAAGTTTTTAGTTCGATCGTCTTTTATTATTGGTTCGACAGTATTTCTAATAACAGATTGTATATCGTTTTTGGAATTAAATTCAAAACTTTGTATATCTTCTATTTGTTCTTTGTAAAGTATACCATCGTTGCCAAATATCAAAGTATTACTATATTTTCCTGTTGCATCTCTTAGATCAAAATTTCTACTAATACCGCTGGATGTTCTATTAACTGCTTTGGCTTTGACAATTTCTTGAGATATTCCTAATGTTCCTACATTGTAATCTTCGCCGGTAATTAGTCTATTCTGTGTATAATAAGTAGCAGGGGCGTTTGCTTTTATACTATTGTTATCTTCACTAGTACTCGCATTTTCTACAGTTTCTTTTAATTCTAAAATTAAATTAATAGTTTCTCTTTTTCCGTTTCTACTGATATAAGGAATTTGCACATTTATACCAAATAAATTCTCAGGTGTAATTTTATAACTGCGATTTGCGCTGGTTCTATAATATATTTTAAATTTACCCTTAGGTAATTCGCCAAATGTACCGTCACTGAATATTAAACTAATTTTATCATTTATTCTGCTAAGAACACTGTAAATATTTCTAATGTTTCTATTGATACTGTTGTAGATAATATTGTTACCTTCAACACTATCTACTTTGGTCCATAGTTCAGTTTCAAAATTATTGCTGTCTAATTTATATAACCAAAGATCGCTGTTATTAATATTATTGGTATCTATGTTAACAACAGTATTAGGAGCAGCACTGTTTACTTCAAATGTATTGCTTTGAATAGTACCTTGTCTAAAATGAAAGAAAAATCCAGTATTATTGCTGCCAGATCCTCTACCATCATCTCTATAAAGAAACGCTAACTGATTTCCTGGATATGGATCTTCTTCAAAAATATTCGAATTATCAAAATTTGTGCTAACAACTTCAAACGCAGTCGAAACACTGTCTATGCTTTTTGAAAAATTATATACTGCTAAATTTTGATTAGCACCATTGAATCTATACTGCTCTGTATTGACACCTTGAATATTAGACTTTTTAATTGGTCTGCCGAACGTATTATTAACTGGTAATCCAGCATTTAATATTTTAACAAACTGTTCAAACCAATTACTATTAGTGCTATCGTTCCATATTACAGTTTGATTAGCTAAATTAACTCCGTTGCTATCAATTATATCCTCAGTTGTACTAATACTTTCTAGTTTTAACAAACCATTTGCAGGAATATTTCTTTTAGGATTGTAACTAAGTAGTCTAGCTAAACGCAGTACTGATTCTCTGCGCTCTGCTGTTTCTATAAAGTTTTCTCGTGCATTAAGATCAGTCCTAAACGCCAAATTTTGACCAAGGAATGCAATAAGATCAATAAGAGCAAGATATTCTGAACTTTCGATATAATCATTAAAATCTTCAGGGTAATTTTGTCTGATATAATTTATCATAGTTCGGCGTAAATTATCAAAATCATAACTTTGAAAATCTGCATATTTAAAACTTTGATAAATTCTTTTCCAGTCTTCAGCTAATAGAAGTCTGTTCTGACGTTCAGTATTTGCCATTATGCATTCCTTGTTTTATTTTAATATTTATCAGTATGTATAAACTGCGTACTAAAGTAAACTAGCACTTTGATCAAATCTTAAACGCAATGTTTCTGATATATTATATGGCAAATATATCAATTCAGCTTCGATTTGAATACCACTTTCAAAAGTATCAATTGTTACACTGTTAACCGAAACTCTTGGATCGTAGTTTATTATTTGTGTAACGTTTTCAATAATAGCTTCTTTTAAGCTGTCAGTTAATGGATCATACAACACATCCCATATTATTGTTCCAAATTCAGGATCACTGAGCTTTTCGCCTTGACGTATATGAAAATGATTAATAATATCCTGTTTTATTAAATCTAAATCATATAGATTATAACTTCGGCCTGTTCTGTTAACTGTGCTGATTCCCCTATACTGTTTTGAAATAGGTCTTTCGGGCACTTTGTCTGCGGTCACTGTTATATTTTTATATAATCTATTATCTGTTGACATAGTATATTTACCCTCTGTTTATATAAGTATCAGCAGCTTCTCTCAATTGATTGTCTAAGTTTATTTGCTGTTGATCAATTATTTGTCCATTGACAACAAATTGTACATTCTCTAGGTCTGCTCGAGGAATAACATTTCTAAAAACAAAACCATTGTTAGAAGATTGTAATAATCTAGTTATTTGAGTTGCACTTTCTTGAGCCCTTGAACTGAGATTAGCAAAAATATCATTTCCAGTTACTTCAAAGATTATTTGATCTAAATTTCTAGCTTGTGTTGATATTTGTTGCATATCGCTTGCAGGATTAGTAGTAAAATTTATATTTCTTCTTATTTCTTCTGTTTGCGTTTCAGTAAACACCGATGAAAAATTTTGTAAATTTCTATTGCCATCTACTATACTTGCTCCAATTTGCAATGTAGCACTTTGTATAAATTCTTGTGTACTTTGAGGTAGGCTGTTGTAAGCTTGGCTAAGATTATTTGAAAAATTTCTTGTGACTCTAATAAAATCCTGTAGTACTGGGCCAATGCCTGGTATTTCAGATATTGTTTCGCCTATGTCGTTTAACAAAGAACTGGCAGCATCCTGTAAAGCGCCTGCAAATCTTCCAATTGACTCCGAAATAGCAGTACTAAAATTAGATATTGCACCACTTAATACACCTGATAATGCTGTGCTAGATATTAAATCTTGTGCAAACTGCGGCAATTGTTGAAACAAATTGTTTGCTAAACTTGACAAAATAGTACTAAGACTGCCTGGCAAACTTTGTAAAAAAGTATCAATAGTAAATGGCACTTCTCGTCCAGTAACATCTATAATACCACTAGGTTCTGAAACCTGGTTATTCGGAATTGTATTAATTGAATTACTGCTGTTTCTAGTACCAAGTGATCCGTTGTTTACTGGATATGTATCAGGCATCATTATCTCCTTTATTCGTCCGGCGGTTTTGCTTGAGTTTTTTCAGGTGTTGTTTCCAACGGATTCCAATTTTCATGACCGTTCCATGGTTCGTGTTGCGGGATTCTTGTTGGAATATTTGCAGGATTAGCTTCAGCTGCTGCTGCGCCATTCATGTCAATTCTATCTGCTGTTTCTTTATGATGAGAACTTTTTATGTTGCTAGACCCACCACAGGTAATTTTGCCATCAGCACCTGCTAATACCTCTAAATTTGCAGCAGCAGTTTGAAAAATATTTGTATTTGCATTTATGTTTATATTTCCGGCAGCATTGAAATTTATATCTCTTCCTGCATCAAAATTAAAATCATTATCAGTGTGAAAACTAATGCTATCTTGTGCATAAACATCAATTTTGCCATTACTGGTCATTTCTATCCATGCAGTTCCTCTACTGTTGTTTATATAAATCAAATCTTCAGATGTATGCATTACAATTTGCATACCTGTTCTAGTTCTTAATCTTACTAGTTCATTTTGTGGCAATGTTACATCGCCGCCTGCTTCGCCTGCTTCCTTGTTGATGTAATTATAGGGTGTAGTTGCTGGCGGGCCTTCTCTGATCAATTTATCATCGCCGTCATCAATTAGTATACTACTGCTTCCTAATCTGCTAGTATGCATGGTAGCTTTGCTTTCTTTTAATCCTACTTCTGCCGTAGGACTTCCGCCTCTTTTATCCAGTGGACCCGGGCTACTAAATCCTACGACTGCACTTGGAGTTTCTCTTTGAGCGCTGCTTGTTGTTAATCCTCTAACTTCGTCGTCAATTAATCCTTGTGCCAAAAGAAAATCCACATAATCTTTGTTGTAAGGTCTTTTGTATTTTACAACATTATTAGTTCTAGGCTTGGTTATTTTTTTATTGTATTCGCCTCCGGGTAATTTTTTTCCTCTAAGATTGCTTGGAACATCTCCTGACAGTTGTTCTGTCGAAGGATGGCCGTCAGGTAGCATAAATGTCATACCTCTTTCTGGTACACAAGCAAACCAATATCCGTAATCTCTGCTACCCTCAACAAAAATAACCATAACTATAGACCCTGGATCAGGGGGTACTGCCCACCAGCCATAGCTTTTTTGAGTATCTGCGTAATTGTCATTGCTGCCTGGGCCGCGTTGACTATTAGTTAACCCGTAGAAAGGACTAGCATAAAAAACCTCAACTGTTTGACCAAGTGTTTCACTGATATTTCCGGCCTCAGTGGTTTTTAACAATTCTACTTTTAATCCACCAGCATAATAGCTATCCAAATGTTCAATAACTCTTGCCAAATACGGACCCGGACGTCTTGTATCAGTGGCGTTATCAGCTGTTCTTGATTGTTGATTTTTGCTTACATTTTCTTCAGCCATTAACATTCCTTTTATATAATTTAATCTGTACGGTTTGACGGTCTTACGGTTGGCGACGGTCGCGGTCCTGGCCTTGCAGCCTGTCCTGGGCCTTGTACTGTTCCATCGGAATTAAATGTTCCAAAACTGCGATCCGGTGCAGAAACAGTTTCTGGTCTAGGT